CCTTGCAAAAGGCCTGGATCAAGGCAGGCGGCAAGTGGTCCACGTTCATCATCTGGTCCAAGAACACCTTCACGCTCGGGCGCGCGGATTACCAGCGCCAGTACGAACCCATCCTGTATGGATGGAAGCAGGGTTCGGACCATTTTTGGTGCGGGGACCGGGACCAATCGGATATCTGGAATTACAACAAGCCCCGGGTCAACGACTTGCACCCGACCATGAAGCCGGTCGAGCTGGTCGAGCGGGCCATCAAGAATTCATCGAAGAGCCGGGACATCGTGCTGGATCTGTTTGGTGGCTCTGGCACTACCCTGATCGCCAGCGAGAAGACCGGGCGTCACGCCCGTCTCATTGAACTCGATCCCAAGTTCGTGGATGTGATCATCAAGCGCTGGGAGGACTACACCGGCCAGCAGGCGGTACGCGAAGACGATGGCATGAAATTCGGTGAGTTGACCGCCAGTGCTGACGACGCACAGGTGCAAGATGCGCCTGCGGGCGAGACCGCCTGAGTTCAGTTGCCCGGGAAATTCGGGTACAGATCGCCACTGCTGATGTCGGCTGTGTAGGTCAGCTGGTCAAATTCGCCTCGCTCATCAGCCAGGTACACGCCACCGACCGACTGGATGGCTACGCCGTACTTGCGGGTGAGCGCGGTCAGTTCGGCGATGAAGCGGTTGTAGTCGTTTTCGGTCTGCGTTGTGGTGTTGATGGCTGCCATTTGGATCTCCTTGTTGCGATGACTGTATGAACGCTCTACCTGCGTGAGAAGTAAAGCGATTCATCCAATCTTTCTGATCAGTTGCTTATTTGTGACTGATCAGCCCAGACGCGCGAGGTAGCGAACGCTGTCTCCTCCGGATGGATCGATGAACAAGTAGGGGCGACCAGGTGCGTGCACCATCACGCACAACCGGCCATCCCAGTAATCGCCTCCCTTGCCTTTGAGCCAGTCGCGAGACTTTCCCAAGTTCAATTTAAAGCCATCAAATTCTTCGGGGTCCATCTCCCGGATCTCGGTCACGTAGACCGCCTCGACGCCGCAAGCGGCAATGTCAGAGATGTCTGTAGGCTTGCGGCCAAAGGGCAGCGGGATGCTGAGCTTTTGAACCTGCAATTCGCGGCCATCGAAGTTGATGGTTGTGGGCTTGGATTCGATGGTGATAGTGATCGGGTTCATGAGGTCCTTAAACGGTTGTGGTGGTGATTCGGTAGATGCGGTCTGCACCGGTTTGCTTTTCTGAGGTGATCTCCAGGCCCAGCTTCTTTTTGAGCGCGCCTGCCATCGCTCCTCTAATTGTGTGAACCTGCCAGTTCGTTGCCTCTGTCATTTGCGCCAGCGTTGCACCTTCGGACCGTTTGAGCAGCTCAATCAGCACAGATTGCTTGGTACCTTCACGTTTGGCGCGCGGCGCTTGGACTGTGATGCCAATTGCCTCCAGCCCTGTGGCTGTTGCCACGTACACCTCGGGCTCTGACGCGCTGGCCTCAATCAGCTGTGCGTTGCGCATGGCCGTAAGTACCTTGATGCGAGCCCCGCCCTTGAGGGTGTCGGGGAAGTTGATCAGTTTCTTTTGTGGATGCTGCGCAGCCGCTTCGAGCAGTGCGCGTTGGGTGTCCGTGAGTTTCATTCTTTGCCTTTCGATGTTGTTGATGTGTTTTTTCCTGCTTCGATCCCTGCGGCGTAAGCAGCCTCCAGTGCGCTCTTGACGGCCCAGACCGAGACGTCGTGGAAGTCCAGGCGATCGCTGTGCTGTGTCTCCAGCGTTTCGATAAAGAAATGCTTCAGAGCGATCTGCTCTAGCAGCTTGTTCAGGTCCTTGTTTTGTTTCATTGGCTTGCTTCCTTTCGTTCATCCAATGTGATGGATTGACGCTCTGAATCAAGGTGAAGCCAAGTCAATTTTTGAAGCTGTCGCTTATTCCTTGAAAGACGATTGAGATGCCGCGAAGTGCGCCCACTCCATGCCGTTACCCAGGTTGCGCACAGGTGCTCAACGTGCCTGGGTACTGCACCAATCACCAGTCGAAAGTGCACCGCGAGTACGGGCGTGCGCGCAGAGGGTTCGACACCGAGCTCGGCTTCTATCAATCGGCCAGGTGGCGCAACACCCGTGCAGCGGTGTTACGGGATAACCCGCTTTGCTGCAGGTGCCATGCCAAGGGGTTGTTGCAACCGGCCAAGGTCGTTGACCACATCGTTCCAGTCAAAGACGGCGGTGAGCGCTTTGAGCGAGCGAACCTGCAGAGCCTGTGCGTGCCCTGTCACAACGCCAAGACCGCCTCAGAGACCGCGTCCTCGCGCCAGTGACCCCGTCCTGAGGGGGTAGGGGGGATGAATCTCTACAGACTGCCGCCCAAGATGCGTTGGCCTGCGCAAATTTTTGTGCGTGCAAATTGAACAAGGGGGGGTATCCCCCAAAGCCTGCAGCAAAGGCAGTGCATCAGATGAACATCAAACCAAGCGGGTGATTTATGGGTGGACGCAAGCCACTGCCGACTCAAGTCAAGCAGATCAAAGGGACCTTGCAGCCATGCCGGACCAACTACCACGAGCCCATCCCAGAGGGCTTGCTGGTTGAGCCTCCGGACTACATGCCAGAAGGTGCCAAAGCCGCCTGGCGCTACGCGCTGGAATGTGCCCCGCCCACGCTGATCCGCAAGCTGGACATGTCCGTGCTTGAGATCTGGGCCTGTGCGGCAGATCTCTACCGGCAGGCTCAGGCGGGCATCGGCAAGACCGGGCTCCTGGTGAAGGCGCCTCACAGTGGCGTGCCCATGCAGTCACCGTACCTAGCCATTGCGAACAAGCAGGCCCAGATCATGACCAAAGCTGCGATCGAGATGGGATTCACCCCAGCATCTCGCTCGCGCATCTCCATTCCAAATGAACGCCCGGGCGAGGAGCTCGATCTCTGGGAGGACATCGTGGGTTGACCCAAAGGGACACAGGATGAGCACATACGCTGCGAGTGCCAAACAATATGCTGAGCGCGTTGTCTCCCATGAGATCCTGACCTGCGAGTGGGTCCAGAAAGCCTGCAAACGCCAGCTCGATGACCTGATCCGCTTCAAGCGCAAGAGCAGCCTGTACCAGTTCAACCCGGAACTGCTTGACCGCTATGGCAGGCCCTACAGGCCTGCGGACAATCTGTGCGCCTTCATTGAGCGACTGCCCCACGTCAAAGGCCCACTGGCCAGCAAGATGATCGTTCTGGAGCCCTGGCAGGTGTTCATCCTGTCCACGGTCTTCGGGTGGGTCAAATCAGACGGCAAGCGCCGCTTCAGGCGCTCCTACATCGAGGTGCCTCGGGGCAACGCCAAGTCCACCCTGTCCTCGGCAGTTGGCCTGTACATGCTGGCAGCCGACCGCGAGGGCGGCGCGGAGGTCTATTCGCTGGCCACCACAAGGGATCAGGCCCGCATCGTCTTTGGCGATGCCCAGACCATGGCGCGCCTGAGCCCGGGTTTTCGGAACCGTTTTGCTGTGAACGTCGGGGCGCATAACATGCATGTCTTGCAAACCGGCTCCAAGTTCGAGGCGCTCTCGGCAGAAGGTTCGACGCTCGACGGCCTGAACATCCACTTCGGCTGTATCGACGAGTTGCACGCCCACAAGACCCGAACGGTCTATGACGTGGTGGAAACCGGTACCGGCAAGCGGGACAACTCCCTGCTGTGGGTGATCACCACGGCTGGCAGTAACCGATCAGGCATTTGCTACGAGGTTCGAAGCTTTGTCACCAAGCTGCTCAACCGGGTGTTCGAAGACGACTCCCAGTTCGGAATCATCTACGGGCTCGATGAAGGGGATGACTGGGCCGCCAAGGACTCACTCATCAAAGCCAACCCCAACTGGGGCATTTCGGTGCGCGAGGAGATCCTGGTGCCCCTGCAGGCCAAGGCCATGCAGTTGCCCAGCGCGGTCAACAACTTCAAGACCAAGCACCTCAACGAATGGGTGAGTGCAGATACGGCCTGGATGGACATGCGGTCCTGGGATGCCAGTGCCAATCCGGATCTTGAGCTCGATCAGTTTCTGGGTCAGCCCTGCTGGCTCGGACTGGATCTGGCCAGCAAGACGGACATTGCCGCGCTCGTCATGGTGTTTGAACACCCTGACACACCAGACGCATACGCGGTGTTTGGCAAGTACTACTTGCCAGAGGACACGGTCCAGGCGGCGGGCAACAGCCAATACGAGGGCTGGGCCCATACAGGACGGCTCTCGGTGACGCCGGGCAACGTGATCGATTTCAGCTGGATTGAAGCCGATTTGCTGGACATCTCGTCGCGGTTTTCAGTGCAAGCCGTGGCCTTTGATCCGTTCCAGGCCACGCAGCTGTCCACGCGCATGTTGTCCGAGGGGCTGCCCATGATTGAAGTGCGTCCCACGGTGCTGAACTTCAGCGAGCCGATGAAGACGCTTGAGGCCTTGGTCCTGCAAAAGAAGCTCGTTCATGACGGTGATCCGGTCCTTGCATGGATGGCGAGCAACGTGGTTGCTCACACGGACGTCAAAGACA